ATATTGTTTTTTGGTTTCAGGTTGTCCGCCGTCCGGAGAATGTTCGTTATTGACAGCGGTTCTTCCGTTTCCAATGTCCTCTGTCAGCAACGGATCGAACCCTACTTGGTCAACGGTTTCTTGGTAAGTGTTTTTAATAGCTTTCACATAAGGCGAAAATGCCCCGCTTCCGTCTGTCGAATCCGCACCGATTAAGGAACCGAGTTGTGTCATTCCTACTTTCAACTCACCATGAGCATTACGCAAAAAACGGTCTTCCGCTTTGGGAACGTGATTAATGTCTTTGTATTGTTTAATCAAATACTGATACAACTCAGGGTAGGTCTCTTCTTTTACCTTTTCCTTGATTTCATCAAACGCAATCCAGCCATCAGGAATATTATCTGTCGCAAAATACGCCGTCATACCGACATCTGAGCGAGTTAAATTGGGTAATCTTTTTTTATTACCTTCACCCCGAGTTTTTTCGCTTAAAGTGCGGTATAAATCCGGGTAGGTTTGTTGGTTAATTTCCGACCCGTCGCATTTTAAAAAGCCAGTGGGATTTTTAACTTCTTTCGGAAACGCCACAATCGCCCCCAACGGCACACCATCACCGCCCACCGATTTCCACGCTGTCCAATCTGAACCATTAAAAAAGCGAGTTTTGACGCTGGTATCGTTCGCTTTGCGGGCAATTTGTCGCACGGCGGTAGATTGCCCACCGCTCACCACTTCAACATGCCACGCTCCGTTATCGGGCAAATGCTGACCGCTCGCAAAATAATAATGCCCGTCTGTTTTGTAATTATCGACATCGTCCGAACCTGTTTTAACCTGAAAATCGGTAATGCCGTAGCCTGATAAAGTGGTCTGTTTCGATTGTTTGCTTTCAGCAAGTTTTCTTGCGTCTTCCGCTTTGTCGTAGGCAGTTTTAACCGCTTTTGATGTAGCGACAGTATCGGATGAGCTACTATCCGTTAAATCCGATTTTTGGTTTTTTGGGATATATTCCTCTAGCTTTTTTGCTAACTCTTTCCCCGCTTTAGCGGTTAAGGCGAGTGTTTCGCTGTCTGAGGTTGTCTCGTTGGTCAGTTGCACAATACCTTGTTGGCTTGTACTCGCTTTGGTTATCTCGTGAGTATGTCCGTCTTCATCAATTTTATTTTGACTGTTGCCATTAATGGTTTTGGGTTGTAGCTGTCCCGTTTTCGCAAAAATAACGTTATTATCTATTTTTAATTCAAAGGCGTCTGATGAGGATACCGCCAAAATTAAGCGGATAATTTGGACTTTTCCGCTACCGCTTGATAATTGGGGTTTAAAACTTTCAGGGCAATTGGCATAAGCAACTAATTTATCGTTATTGTCGAATAAGCCAATTTCTCTAATCCAAAAACCGCCCTCTGTTTCAGGGATCAGTAATTCAAAGATAACTTGCTGATGATTTCTTGGATCTACCGATATTGCACTTACATTATTGCTATAAACCTGTTTTGCTAATTTTGTTGCTTCACGTGTCGGCGTTACCGCTTGTCCGTTGCCGTCGCCGATTGCCATTTTTAAGAGTTGTAAGGGTTTTTTGTTGGCAATGGCTGAGGTAATGAGCTGTTCCCCATGTTGGGTTAATACGGAATAATAGGTTTTTGTCATTTCTTTTCCTTATTTGGTTTAATTGGGTTATTTAATTTAATCGGGTTATGGATAAACACTGATAATTTCGCCCATATATTGACCAATAAAATGATGTAATGGACATTTAGGCGATATAGAAATAGCTAACTGTGTTAAATGTCTTGATACCGGCTTTGCATCATCAACGAGACGGACCACTTCATTGTAGGTTTGTTCATTCAATCCGCTTTCAGCGACTTCAATCGTAATGCTGAATGTGCCTGGTGTGCCTTGTGGGTGCAGATCAAACCATTCTTTGACTTCCACCAAATAGCCGATAGGCTCAACCACTCGACGAATAGCACTAATCGTACCTTTGTATTTGTGGATTAAAAAAGCCTGTTGAATGGCAATACGTTTGACTTGTTCTGTCCAATGCTCATCCCATCTATCTACACTGAACGCCCACGCTAAATACGGCAACAGCTCAACGGGGCAACGCTGAGGATTGATTAAGTCTGCAATAATAATAGGATTGCGGACAGCAAACTGTAACACTTCTGACGCTTTACGCTCCAGCTTGCTACTGCCTAAAGGCAATAGTGCGGGGACGGTTGGGAACCTGTCATCAATAATCATCTGCTGTCACCAATTCAAGTGTAATTTTTTCACAAAAGCCGGCTTGATTATTCTGTAATACAATATCGGCTTGAGGTTGTAGTAATTCTACACGTTGCACCCCTTCAATATGCAAGGACGCATAAATACCGGATAAGGTAATATCTCGTCCTAATCGCTGTTTGTCTTCGGTGTATTTTTTGATTTTTTCCTGTGCCTGTTTGTTGATGGGTTCGTATTCCGGTCCTCTGTAGATGTGCAGTTTTGCATGAATTTGATACCGATGAATACTGGCACTTTGTACCGTTACTCTATCCGCTATTGGGCGGATATTTTCATCATTCAGTTTTTTGGTCACCGCATTTAAAACCGCCTCACCGGCTTGCCCGTCCCCTTTTTTGGCTAAAATAGTGACAGTCACATTCGCAGGTGAGGGCGATATCACAGAGACATCGGCAACCTCCGCATGTGCGGATAACGCATGGAATACATAAGCTGCACGAGGTCCCGCCACAGACAACCCCTCAAACGCTAATTGGCAACGCAAACGTAAATCTGTGTCGCTTTCTCGTTTTTCTTCTATTGGCGGATTTACGCTATAGTCCGCTTTTTGTATGATGAGACGCTGTACATTAAAATTAGCTGCTATCACATCAAGATCGCTCCCTGTTGCATAAGCTAACATTGTTGCTTTTGCTGCTTCGTTAATGCGTTTGCGTTCTAATAACTGCAAATAACAATTTTCTTGTAATAATTTGTTAATCGGTTCACTTTCTAATGCGAGTACGGTTTCCCAATAGGCTTGTTTTTCTTTAGGGTAGAGTGCTATAAATTGAGCTTTGCGTTGTTTTAATAACTGTTCAAAATCAAGGTGTTCTAATACCTTTGGGGCGTCTAATTTCGATAAATTAACTAATTCGCTCATGCCGTTTCCCTAATATGATTTGATTAAAATTTATTTTTTTGTTGTCTTTTTTGCGGATAAAGTCCATATTGGCGGTGATTTGTGCTTTCTCCGGCACGATATCCACTTTAAAACGTGTAATTTCAATTCTCGGCTCCCATTTTTTCAAGGCGATCACTGACGCCGTGGCAAGTTGTAACATCAGGGCTTTTGTGATGGGACGGTCGATCAGCTCAAAAATATAACTGCCATACTCTCGGCGTTGTATTCTCGTCCCAATCGGCGTTAATAAAATATCCGTGATAGATTGTTTTAAATGGGCGTTTTCGTTTTCGCAATATCTGCCTGTGTGTTTATCCATTAGTTAGGCACTCCTGTCGTTCCGCCACTGTCGCCAGCGTGTGTATGCGTTTGTAGCGATACACCACCGGCGGTAACATCGCCTTGTGCGTTAATATTGCCTTTAACACGTATTGACCCTTGTACATCACTTGAGCCTTGCACACTGCTTGACCCTTTGATATTGACGTTACCGTCTATATTCATATCTTGCGTACAATGCACTAAGGGCGTGTTAAGCGTTACGCTGACATTCGCTTCAATAAGTGCGGTTTTAATACCGCTTACTTTTAATTCACTTGTCGCTTGGTTGTATTGGATAATGGCATTATCCGCAAATTGAATTACATGCTCATCAGGCGAATTGCTCGGGGTGTTAAATTCCAACGTGTAGAGGGCACTCAAAATAAAACCGCTGTTTATTTCACCCGCAGGGGAAATAAGAATACATTGTTCACCCGGTGTAATTGGCGACCAAATTTTGGTTGTACCGGCACGTGAAGCACACCACGGCAACCAATCCGTTAAGATATTACCTGTTTGTACTTTGGCACGGCGTTTTTCGTGGTTCACTTCTGCCACGACACCATACCGCACAATATTTTCTAATTTTCGGTTAAATTCTGCTTGCATTGCACATTCGCACATTCTTAAATAAAGTGCATTTTGAGAAATTTAACCGTGTTTGAGTAGTATGCCGGGTTGTTAAGCCGGAAATAACAAAAAATAAAATACATTAAAGGGCGGATATAATCCGCCCCTACAGTAGGGGCGAATCACATTCGCCCAATCACATTCGCCAAACAAAAGTAAGTTGATTAATTGTTATTTTAGTAACAGGTTACATCGTCGGAGTTGAAGTCATTCAGTGAAAGTCAGCCAATCCAAACGGTAGGCATTTTCACGAAAATGTTTAACCGTTAAAATCAAAATTTGGTTATTGGGTTCGTCATGCCAAAAGAGATAGCTATAACCACTTTTTCTATAAGAGACAAAAACCTCTCTTACATTTTTCAAGGTCTTGCCATCTACCGACAAATCATAGGCTTTGCCGTTATTTGGTCTATCTTGGCTAGCAACAAAAGAATTTTTTAGCAGTTGCATGACTGCATTTGCTTGCTTTGTTGCTCCTACGTCAGTCAAAAAGTTATAAATTCTTGTTAAATCAGATTGAGCAAGTCTTGTGATGATGAGCTTTACTTGTGACATGGGGGCATATCCTTTGGTTCGTCTGTTTCTAGACTGTCCACCCAATCCATAAACTCACTTAGCGTAATATGCAATCCTGTTTCCTGATAATCTTGGTAGGCTTGTATAGCTCGTCTATCATAGGCTTGTTTAGCTTTTAAGCGTTCAATGTGGCTATCTACGGCATCTAACACAATACTGTGAACGCTACCGCCAAAATCTTGGGCTAATTCTTGCAAAATTGCTTTGCGGTAACCCAGTTTTACGCTGGTTACTTCTTGATTGGCAAGCATAATTAATTTCCTTTAGAACAAGAGAACAAGTAGTCGCTCATAGTAATACAAAAGTATTACTCGATCAATGAAAAGTCTTCGGAAATATGAGGTTTATTGCATTGACATCCGCCCCTGCCTAACGTCGGGGCGAATCACATTCGCCCCCAATTAATCTCTGTCTCTTAAGCTGGATCGCATGCGTGCTTGTTTTTGTTGTTCTATTTTAACTAGGGCTTTCTCCACTTCTCTTGCAATATCTTCCGCACGTTGTCCCGCCGTGGCATGAATATTGATTGTCACTTGCATAGGTTGAGGTGTTTCTTGCAGGTGATGTGTTGTTGGACTTAAGGGCGGTCGATTATCCATAACAAAAGGCTGTGCGGTTGCAACGCTTAATCCCATGCCGGCGGTCAACATGGCTTTTTTGCCGTAGTTGAGGGCATTGAGCAACGGTACGCCAAGGCGTGATGTTGCCTCTTTGGTCATAATATATTCTCCGCCGTGAAATATGCCCATAGGCTGATATTTTCCACCGTTTCCGGCATATCCGCCTGACCATTTATTCACCGGCGGAACGTGATTGGTTGTTGTTTGTGTGGTGAAGGTGGCTTTTGTGTCGGTGTCTATGCCGATTTTTTCTTTAAACCACCCCCATACTGACGAACCTACATTGCTAATAGTGTCTTTTACTTTGCCGAGGGCGTTTACTATGCCTGAACTTAATTTTTCCATCAGCAAGCTACCAACATCAGAGAAATTGGCGGGCAGTTCAACACCAAAATAATTTAACACGGCGGAAAAAGCTTTGTAGAATAATCCGATAGGTGACCAATCTATAATCAACTTGCTCACGCCGCCAATTCCGCCGTTAAAGGCTTCTTTGATGTGTTCCCAAATGCCTCCCAAAAACTGAAAAATACCGTTCCATACGTGGAAAACAATATTTTTTATACTTTCCCATACCTCGCTACAAGCCGTTTTTAGCCATTGCCAGCCTGCAACAAGTGCAGCAATGACTTTATCCCAGTTTTTCCAAAGTAAATAGCCGGCTGCGATAATGAGCATGATTGCAGCAATAATAGGGTTGGTCAACATCATTTTTCCAGTGGCAAAAATTGCTATACCAATCGCTTTGATAAGAGGTAAAAATAAAGCTAATGAAAATAAGACGGGACCTAAGGCGACTAATAGACTGCCTAATACCGCTGACCATTTTATGGTTTGTGCAATGATGCCTTTATTTTCTCGTGTAAATGTAGCGACTGTTTTTATGCCGGAAAATAGCATTTCTCCAAACGCCCATAATCCTTGTGCAACTTCTTGAATAACGGTGCCTATATCTTCCGCCCACTTTTTTAATTCGCCGTTTGCTTGCATGTTGTCCAGTGTGTCTAATATGCCTTGTAATTTGTTTTTAATCCAATCAAACGCCCCCGAACTCATGATGTCTACTTGCAGATTTGTCCAATGGTCTTCTATTTTCGACCAAATCCCCATTAAGGTTTTGGCTTGTTTTTCCATTGCACCGGCGTATTTATCATTAAATATTTTGCTGAGTGTTTTTTCTATTTGTTGACGATTATTTTTATTCACCCGTGCGATTTGTTGCTGACCGTTTTTGTCGGTGTATTCATATTCAATAATATTTTTTCCAACTGCCCGCCCTTTAATGCCAAACTCTTTTAATCGTTCGTTTTCACCGGTCACGGCATCAGCAATCGCTTCTACCGCTTGCATGACAGGTTTTCCCATTGCAGCGGATGTATCCCCTAATGTTTTGAGTAAACCGTTGGTAGGATCCATGCCATAAGCACGCAATCTAACAAACGCTTCCATGGCTTCATCAAGATTGCTCGGGGTGTCAACTGCAAATTTTTTCACCCATTCTAAACTCTCTTTTGCTTTTTCTGAGCTTCCTTCCGTCACCTCTAAAATTGATTGAAATTGTTCAAATTTCCCCGCTGTTTTTGCCATGCCTATAACGCCTTCTCCCATTTTTACAGTGGGATTTAATATTAATCTTCCTACTGTTTTTGTGGCAACGCCTGTTAATGCGATATTTCCGCCTAATTCAACGGATTTATTGAACTGTTTTTTTAAATTTGAAACTTTATTTTGAATATTTTGTAGACTTTTCAATTTATTCTTTTGTGTTTCAATAGACTGATTTGTTTTTTTAATGGCGTCGTTTAAGCGTATTTCTTCCGTTTTTAATTTACTTGTATTAATGCCCGCACTTTTTAATGCGTTTCTTTCAAGATGTAATACTTTTCTTTTTTTCTCTAATGTGTCTCTTAAGCGTGCTGCACTCTCTTTAGCCTTTGAAAATTTTCTTTTCATTTCTTCTGTAGGCGTTTTAATTTTTTTCATTTCTTCCGCTAAAATGCTTACTTTTTCCCTCGCTTTGACTAAGTCATTTTGAGAGGCTTTTAATTCTGAATTTAATTTATTGAAGCCGTCTATTTTTTTTAATTGTTCTTTCATTTTCTTAATTTCTACACTACTTCCCTGAATTTGTTTTGCTAAACGTTGGGAACCTTGGCAAATGGCTTTTATTGGGGTGCTTAATTTGTCCATTGCACTAAATGTAACTTGTAATGTTAAATTTTTATTGCTCATTTTTTTACCTATTGATTGACAATTTAAATGAAAATGAATATAAAAAGACAATAACGACAAAAACTACGGTGGTTCTATGAAAATTAAATTGACTGTTAATGATTTTATTGACCTTATTTTTGTGTTAATTGTCTCGTGTCCTTACCTTATTTGTTATTTTTATTTTGATTTAAGCGTTGGGCTGACATTTATTTTTGGCAGTGTTGCTTTATTTTTTATTTTTGTGTTGTTTTATGGTTTTGATTTTGATACGTCCAATTGTGATAAAAATTGTTGCCACTGCAAAAATAAGAATTTAGATGATGACATCTAATCAATATTTTCACTCAATGCCTTAATCACAAACGCTTCAATCATTTCTTTGTCCTGTTCCGTAAAGCCGAGCAATTCACGCTTGGCGTATTGTACTTTGTGTTCTTTGTGTCGTTCTACTCTTGCTCTTAATCCATATTGATGAATAGTGGCGATGTAGGCGGTATTTCCGCTAAACCCTAGTTCTATACCGTCTTTTTGGCGGCGTAGCTTCATGTGCCTTGCTTGGGTGATTTTTTTAAACATGGCTTGGGTTTTAATTCTGCCTTTTTTTGACCGCACTTTTTGCTTGCGTGGTTGATAGGCTGAACCGTCCGGATTTTGCTGTGCTTTAATTCGTTTGCGTTGACTGCGTGCGAGTTCTCGTCCGATTTGTTGGTAAAGCAGTCTTAGCCGTTTTGGTGAAACGTTTTTAAGCAGACGTTCAAAAGCGGTTTTTACCTGTAGCATTTCATCCATGTTGTAGCTCTTTTATTTTTCTGTCTTTTTTTCTATGATTTCTTGGTATTTTTGTGAGCTTGGTTCATCTAGATGTGTGATGATATTTTTTCCGTTCTCTTCTTTTACCGATATTCGTTCGGTGAGTTTTAGGAAGATGGATAGATCTATGCTGTCGTGGTTGTTGTGATCGGCGATAAAGCGGAATCCGTCTTTTCTTTTGTCCGGATTATGGATTAAATCAGGTTGGTTTTCTCGGATAAAGTCCATAATCGGGGCAAAAATCATATTGGGCGATCCGTTAAAATCACGTACGATAATATTTAATGTGTATTGCAATTCATAGGAGGAAGATGTCGCACCGGCACTAACGACAACCCCTTCATCAATGAATAATTCCAATTTATCAGGGTTGGTATTGAGGTCTTTTGAGGTGCTTTGTAACAAACTGCGGATAAGCTCTGCTTTTAACATGTTCTTTTCCTTAACTGATTGACGACGAGTATCTATAAATACGTTGGTGTTTTTCGATAATGCGTTGACAATCTATACAACGACAATAGCCGTTCTTTTGGCGTATCTCCGGTATTTCTTCTTGGCAATCTAGACAGTATTTCACTGTGCTTTTTTCCCGTGTTTTTTGTTGGTGTTTTTGGATGGCAAGTTGTTGCATTATTTCTGTGTATTCGTTGGCTCTGTCTACTTGATCAGTCATGTTTTTTTTCCTGTAATGTGCGGTTGTAGTTTTCTATGCACTGTGTAAGTGCTTGATTTATCAGCATACATTTTTCTATTTCATTGAGTGTTTTATCCAAGGCAACGACGAGATCTCCGTTATTTTTTAGTGTTATTGTCGGTTTTTGGCATAGTTGATCTGTCGGGCAAAGTAGCGGTATCGGCTCTATTAATCTGATGTGTTCGTTCGTTGAACAGGCGGATAATGCGATTAGGCACAGGCTGACCGCTCCAGCTCTCATATTGTAACGCTTGTTTAATTTCATCAGTCCGTTTCTCCGCTTGGTGTAAATGAGTTAAGAGGTTGTCATTCAGTTTTTTTACTTGTTCTTGATAGTGGTTGAGTTGTTTTTTTGCATGATCTAATTGAGCCTTTAGTTGTTTGGTCGTTTCCTTTTCTTGGTTGAGGATGTTGTTTGCGTTGATGATTTTTTGTTCTTTTACTTGGTTGTTAAAATACAAATAGCCGTTGATGCTGATAAGTATAGCAACTGCAACGATGATGACTTTGTTTAATGTGGTGTTTAAAAATAATGCACGGTTAATCATGGTATTCACCTAAACAGAGGGCTTTTTCTTTTGCTCTGCGTGCTACTAAGCCGTTTAATTTTTTTCCGCCTGCGTAAATCCAGCGTTCAAACTGGTGACAGAGTTGAGGGGTAAAGCCTTGGTTTGCTTGTTTAAATAAGGTGCTTTTTTGCATTTTTCCACATCCTACATTAAAGGTAATGGAAACAAAGGCATCAAACGCCCCTTGCGGTAGATTTTTGCCGTTTCCATAGCGGTTTACGCATTGTTCCGCCAGGCGTAAATCATATGCCCATCTTTGGGCTATTTCTTTGTCGCTATAACGTTTTTTAGGGTCAATGTTTTTTCCGTTTGCTTCCGTGGAGCCTATGCCCACCGTTAAGACGTCGGCGGGGCAGTGATAGGGGTCTCTTCTGCAACCTTCTACATTTCCTATAAGGTCTAAGCCTTGTTGACTTATGCGTAACTCTTGATGGTTTGCTTTGACAAGGGCAATAATGGCAACTACGCTACAAATAGCCCCTGTCCCCCATTTTGTGAATTTATTCATGGTCGCCTTCCTTTAAGTCAATCTTTTGTTTGAGTGCGGTTTCTTTTAATTTGATTTCTTTGTTTTTGTAATACCAGTTAATCAGCATGGTAAATAAGCCAAATAAAATACCAAAGATAGCTGCCCAGTCTGCCAAGGTAAAGCCGCTATAAATGGCGATGGCAGATCCGACATACGCCCCTGTTGTTTCACTATTTTTTAACATGTTAAACCTCATTTAATCCCATAAACTCAATGTATTTTTGTTGGTGGTGGTTTGTATATCTTCACTATTAGGCAAGATAACGACGGTACCAATGGCGAGGATTGGTAAGTTGGCTAATGTTGGGTTTAGCTCCAATACGTGTTCTACTAAGCCAAGCGTTTTCCCAAAATAACGATAGACAATGCTATCTAGTGTGTCGTTTTGTTTTGCATAAACCATTCTTGCCATTAGATTAACTCTACTATCATTCTGTGTTGTCCTACTATATCGCGGATAGCAAAGCGTCCGTCACGTCTTAAATCATCTACGCTTTGTTCAAAGTCCTGTGCTTTTTCCGCCCCTTGTTTGGTGGTGTCGTATGAGCGATAGCGTTCGTTTAAATTGGCTAAGGCGAAACAATACACCGCTCTTTTGTAGCGTTGTATTACGATATTTTCGCCGTTGATTTTTTCGTCATCCATGTCTTCAAGGCGATGAATGTGTTTTTCTTTTAGGGTTTTTTGGTAATGTTTTAAGGCGTTGTTAGCGGTTGCCATGGCTTCGATAACTTCCATTTTCAACCGTTCATTCGTTACCGTTCCGTCTATTCGCATTGCATTTCTTACATCAAGTAAATGAATATCAGGGAAAAAGCCGTTGTTTTGGATTGTTTCGTTATCTGTTGCTTGTTCTTCCGCCTGTCGTTTTAAGTCGTCCATGGCGTAATTTTTGACTTTTTTGATGGCGATGCTGTTATACATGATGTTCCTTTAACTGTAAAAAAGCGAGGTGAGGAAAGTGATGAGGCAAAAAACCTTTACTTTCCGCCTCGCTTGGCTTGGGCTAGGTTGCTCTGTTTCGTGTTCAGCGGGGATTTTCTTGCGTTAATTGTTTTCGCAATTTTTTTACATCTCCTTGAACGCCAATATTTAAATTCAGTTCTAATGCCTTTTCCAAGTAGGCTAAGGCGGTTTGCGGTGCTGATGTGAGCTTTAATAGTCCGATTTCTCTATAAAGCCTCGCTCTACTTTCATCCGGTATATCTTGGTCATCAGTGAGGTTCGCTACTCGTTCTAAATAAGCCACGTCAAAAGGGCGGTTAAGTTTTTGTGCAATTTTGGCTTTATCGGCAAATTCTTCCGCTAGGGCAGAACATAAGGTGCGGTTAAAGTTTTCGGGCAATACTAATCCTTGATGTATAGCATAGTCGGCAATTTGTAATGCGAGGTGATATTGCTCACAGTCTATTAACCAAATTAGCCATGTCATTAAGACGTTATCTTGTTTGCCACTTGCACTACTTAACGCTCCCTCTATCCAAGGTAAATAATCCGGTAAAATGTTCTTTTTGTAGTCCGCTTTTAACGCCATAGAATGAATTTGTTTTAAATCCTTTTTATGGCGTGCAAGAAGATACAACATTCTTTCGTATTCCGTCGCTTCGCTAAGTATGCGTTCTTCTTGCATATGTGCCTTTTTCGCTGAAACTTCTAGAAAATGCCTTCTTGTTGGACGCATTCACGCTTTCCTTATTCAGCTTTTTTCGCTTTGATGTCTTCAGGGGCGTCTATCATGTTGATATTTTTTAACAATGCCACACTTTCATAGTTTTCGACGACAAAGTCATCATTAGAAGAGGTGTAATCTTCATAGCGGTCATATTCTGCATTATCTTTTAATGTTCGACGCATTGCCCCTTCTTGGTAATAGATTGACAGGTTATCAAGTCGGGTAATTAAGATGGTGCCTTTTGGTACAAAAGGGGCTTGAACGGCTTGTAATCCGCCTACTCGTTTTGTACTCATAATAATATCACCGGCAACTTGTTCACTCGCCTTGCTTTGATTGAGCAGAGGGAAGTATTTATCAGCCAGCAAATCACGGCTCATAATGGCGACTAATTTCGTGTCATCTTGGAATTGAGGTGCGATTAAATCGCTGACAGCAGAAAACACAAGGGCATCTAAATTTTTGTATGTTTTTCCTTCCCCGACTTCAATTTTTCCGCTGGACTTTTTGTCTTCTGTCATGACACGTTCAGGTGCATTGTCTTCAATTTTTTTCAACCAGCCTACAGCGACATCTTGTAATAATGGGTTTGTTGCTCTATTAGAGGTTGCTGCACGACTTGTTCCGTTAAAACCGATCATAATTCTATCCAGTGCCATGCGTTCGGCTTTTAATGTGCCGATGCGTTTAGCGAAATCAGGGAATTTTGCCCACATATCCAAGATGGCATATTTGAGATGTGTATCATAGTTAATTTGTTGGCAGTGATACGGAATTTTGTTTAACGCATGAATGGCTTGCGTTTTACGTCCTGTCGCATTGGTATCTGTTGTTCCTGCAATGGTACCTGATACGCCTAACCCTAAGATTTCACCTTGTTGTTCATCTACCGGTACAATGTTGATCAGTTTTAGGAAATCCGAGCTTTCTTGTACTGCATTTTCAAGACGTTGCTGTACACTTGGCGTCACATTAAATTTCGCCCCTCTTGCAATTCTTGAGAAATCCTCTTGGTTATCGTTTGAAATACCTTGAATGTAATTCATTAATGTTTGTGCGGTGGTTTTTTTCATCGTGTTTAAGTCCTGATAATTGATTAAAAGAAACGTCCATCATTCATACTATCGCCACTAATTAAAGGGCGTTCGGTATAGTTGGTATGCGGTTTTTTTTCCAACGTGGTAAATTTTTCGCTGTGTTCGTTTGTTTTTTCCGTGTATTCATTTAGCGTTTGTTTTAGCGTTTGATTTTCCGTTTCAAGTGCGGTGGTTTTTTGATGGAGATGTTGTACTTCTTTTGAAAGTAACATGACCGCTTGATCTACATCGCTAAAACGTTGCTGATCCGTCCGCTCTTTTTGGCTAAACATGGCAGTAATACGTTCAAATAAACTTGGCTTTTCCGGCTCCACGTCGTTAAATTCAAATACGGTTTCTATTGCCTCGGTAAACAAATTTCCGTCTTTTAATTTGCGTGCATTAAATGGATTGGCTTTTGCTGTTGCAGCAAACTGTAACATTTCGGTCCCTAAACTTGCCGGGTTATCCGTTACTGCAAGACCTACTAAATAGGCTTTTCCCGTGTCGCTGAAATTGATATCGATTTCAATTGAGGTATACACTTTTTGACGTTTTTTGTTTAACGCAATGAGTTCTTCTGTGGGGTCAATTTGTGCTAAGAGTTGTAATTTTCCTTCGCTTTCTTGGGTTTTTAATGCGATGACATCACCATAACATTTTGCGTGCGGTTCTTCTTCTCGGTAAAGATAAGATTTGATGTGATCTAAATTAATACGTGCTCCATAGGTTTTAGGATTGTAGCTTTCCGCCATTTGTTCAATCCAAACTCGTGAAATATTACGTCCGTCTGTGGTCGCCCCCTCGGTTGCAACAACAAACCATTTTGATTTGTATTTTTTCATGGGTGTATTCCTATTTTTTCTTTTCAATTTGTTTTTATACTGGTTGATTTCTTTTTTCTTGTCATTTGCTTATCAATGTTAATTTTTTTTTGACAGTTTACAGGGGTCATGCATTTTCTTGGATTTCCTTATTATGCTGTGAGTGAGAATTAAGGATGGATAGATGATTGATATAACGTTAGACAGTAAGCGTGAAAGCCGATTACTTTATTTTTCCGGCTGGCGGATTACGGATATTGCCGACAAATTAGGGGTGCCTATTTCCACGATTTCAAGTTGGAAAGACAGGGAGAAGTGGGATGATATCGCCCCTGTCGGTCGGGTTGAAAATACCTTAGAGGCGAGATTGAATTTACTTATTTTAAAAGAAGATAAAACCGGTCAGGATTTTAAAGAAATTGATTTGCTGGGTCGTCAAATGGAAAAAATGGCAAGAATTAAGAAATATGCCAACGGTGGCGGTAATGAGGTTGATTTAAACCCTATAAAAGCTCAAGCGTTTACCTAG